GAGTTTGCATACCGGATCAGTGGTTTGCTCTGGGCGAATGATGAATCTACCGGGCTCATGCGTGTAGATTGGAATAACACGTCTTTCGGGGGGGTGGGGTCACAGCCCGCACTGGCCAAGGGCACAGTGTATCACCTTGCACTGCAAAAGATTGGGCAGGTTGTCACCACGTATATCAACGGAGTGGGGTACACGTCTAGCGGACCAACTCCTCCAGTGTCTGTCAATGATCCCGTGAGTCCAGTTACACTCCCTCCGTCTATTGGACGAATGGGTGGCATCGGTAGCAATGAAGACTTTAACTTTGATCAGTACCGAATCACACGTGGACTGGCACGCTACAGCGGCAACTTCACCCCACCCACAACTCTATTCCCAACATTCGGACCCTGACCATGCGCGAAACCGACGACATCCAAACAGTCGAAGTCACAAGCATCGACCACGAGTCGATCCAGATGGAGGCGTGGGCGAAAGCCGTCGCCGAGACTCTGGTCCAGCACTACCCCGCGCACCTATGGTCGGTAGGCTGGATGCCGGGTCTGACTCTGTGCGTCAAGAACATGGCAATCCCCGGGAACTACGGGTATACCATCGACGGCACGAAGATCGCCACTTCCAGCGAGCTTGCTCACCTCGCCATGCTGGCGGGGGGTGAACTTCTGGAGCGATGCGGCTTCAAGCGTGGTGAGTGGAACGGAGAGTTTGCAACCCACGTGGAGGGAGCCGACCCCCGGCACCTTCACGGTCTCTAGGAGAACGACATGGCTGACGACACACTCAAGGACGCGCTGCTGAACCCGAAGAAGATCGCTCAGAAGCGCGAGGAAGCGGCAGAGCAAGACCCGAAGAAGGGCCGTGACGCGGGCCAGCTTCCCGGCGAGTTTCAAATGAGCCAAGCGCAATTCTCCAACTTCGGTAAGAAGAAAGGTGGCAAGAAATGAAGGCGGAAACAATGGCGAAGGCTATCGAACTCCGTTGCGACATCCGCGACCTGGAGACCAGCATTGCGAACTGGAAGAAGGTCGAATTCGTACCCGCTGCGTTTTGTGGCGACCAGATGTACATGCCGAAGGCGGGGATCACCAAGAGTATGTTCAACCTGCTGTCTGCGGAAGCTGTCGCCACCCTTGAGAAAGAGCTGTCGAACAAGCGGCGGGAGTTCGATGACCTCTGACCCCCGCGATCAGGGCAATGGGTGGATTGGCGTAGACTTTGACGGCACGCTGGCCCACTACGACCACTATCGTGGGACAGATCACGTTGGGGCGCCCATTGACAAGATGGTGACGAGAGTGAGGAAGTGGCTGGCTGATGGCAAGGATGTCCGGCTGTTCACTGCCCGCACGCCGAGCCCCGCCATCCGCAAGTGGATGAAGGAACACCTTGGGCAGATCCTGCCCATCACGAACACCAAAGATCGCCACATGCAGGCGCTCTACGATGACAGGGCCGTTCAGGTCAAGCGCAACACGGGCGAAACGGACCCAGAACACGAGAGGCAGGTCTGGGCAAAATGAGTTGCATCTATCAGCTTAAATTTCCAAGCGGGGAATGCTACATTGGGAAATCAGTAGACCCGACACCTAGGGGCCGGGTTCTGAAGCACATTTCGGTAGCCCGCAGCACTGAAGTTGATTACGCAGTGTCCAGGGCCATTAGAAAGTACGGCGCAGATAGCTTTGAAGTTAGCGTACTGTACTCGGGTGATGCAGATAAAGAACTTCTAGCACTCGCTGAAGTTGAAGCTATTGACAAGTGGGGAACTAAGTTCCCTAAGGGGTACAACCTAACTGACGGCGGAGAAGGCTCCATTGGATTTTCGTACGGTGACGAAGCCAAGAAAAGAATGTCCCGAGGGCAAAGGTTACGCTGGGATGCTCCAAGGCAGTCCAGGTTCGCATTCATAGAGTGCATGAAAGAAAACCGACCGTTTTCAGATATTCTTGGAGTTCTGACATGGCAGAAATAATGGGTCGCCCGCAGCCGCCGACGGCGCAAGTCGCGGAGCCTACTGACCGAGATGCCTCAGACGGCGAAACTCGGGACCAGACAAACTATCTGACGCTGGCACGGTCAGCGTATCGGGCCAGTACGAACTATATGGACTCGAACTTCCGTAAGGGGTTTGAAGATGGCATCCGTGCATTCAACAATCAGCACCCCAGCGATTCAAAGTATTCTGCTCCCGCTTACGATAAGCGCTCCAAACTGTATCGTCCGAAGGTCCGCAGTGTCATTCGTAAGAATGAATCAGCCGCCGCTGCTGCGTTCTTCTCAAATATGGATGTGGTTAGCATGGAGGCGGGCGACCAGAGCGACAAGGTACAGATCGCCAGCGCCGAAATCAACAAGCAACTCATTCAATATAGATTGACACGCACCATCCCGTGGTTCCAGACCGTGCTGGGAGGGCTACAGGACGCGCAAACCGTGGGCTGCGCTGTTGCGCACGCCTACTGGGACACTTCAGGTCGCGACGTTCCTGTCGTTGACTTGCTGCCGATCGAGAATTGTCGGTTCGACCCCAGCGCCAACTGGATCGACCCAGTGAACACCAGCCCATACTGGATTCACTGCATCCCCATGTACTCCATGGACGTCAAGGCCAAGATGGTCTCCGGCGACTGGAAGGAAATGGAAATCACGTTTGCGCAGGCGTCCAATATGGACAGCACTCGCACGGCACGCGGTAAAGATCGTGAAGACCCATACGGCCAAGAATCCAGAGGAGTAACGGACTATGACATCGTCTGGGTTCAGCGACACATCCACAGAAGAAACGGAGCCGACGTTGAGTTCTATACATTGGGAGAACATGCTCTCCTATCTGATCCTCGCCCGCTCCAAGAGTCTGTTTTCCACGGGCGGCGACCGTACATCATGGGGTGCTGCATCCTTGAAACCCACAAGGTCATCCCCAGCGGAGTTCCCCAGCTTGCCCGAGGACTAGCTGATGAAGCCAATGAAGTGGCGAACTCACGCATCGACAACGTCAAGTTCGCGCTGAACAAGAAATGGTTCGCAAAGCGTGGCGTGGACGTTGACCTCTCCGGGCTGGTGCGGAACGTTCCCGGTGGTGTGGTCATGATGAACGACCCCATCAACGACGTCCGAGAAATCAGCTGGCCGGATGTGACCGGCAGTGCCTACGAGGAGCAGAACCGCATCAATCTCGACATGGACGAACTGCTGGGCAACTTCAACCCAGCGGGGTTGATGACCAGCGGTGCGGGCCATGCCCCGGCGCGGAACATGGCGATGCTGAACTCCAGCACGGGCACGCTCGTTGAGTACTTGATCCGCACTTACGTCGAGACATTCGTGCAGCCTGTACTGCGTCAGCTTGTTCTTCTCGAGCAGCACTACGAGACGGATACTGTCATTCTGGGCCTGTGCGCGAAGAACGCCCAGTTGTACCAAAAGTTCGGCGTAGACGAGATTACCGACGAACTTCTGAATCAGGAGATCACGGTAAACGTGAACGTCGGCATGGGTGCCACAGACCCCACGCAGAAACTTCAGAAGTTCCTCAGTGCGATGAGCGCATTCACCAACATGCTGAAGAACCCCATTCCGGGGGCCAACATGGTGGAGATTGGCAAGGAGATCTTTGGACATCTGGGCTACTCGGACGGCTCTCGGTTCTTCACCACTGACAACCCACAGATCACTGCGTTGCAGGGCCAACTTCAGCAGGCGCAGGGCATGATCCAGAAGCTGGAGGCCGAGAAGAAGGAGCGCATGACTGGTCACATGGTCGGTCTGCAGAAGACTCGCGAGACCAACCAGACCAAGCTACAGCAGGTTGTAATCCAGGAAGAGAACGAGAACAAGCGTTCGCTAGCCACCCACTTCGCCGCTCTGCACATGGCGAACACCAAGGAGAAGAGCAGTGGAAAATGAGGAACTGTATGCCCGCGCTGCCTTCGGCAAGCAGGTGGAATTATTTTGGGCATCAGCAGTGGGCGAGTACTTGCGCAACCGTGCGCAGGAGTGCTACACTAACGCCGTGGACTTGTTAAAGAATGTAGACCCTACGGATGTGAAGAAAATAGTCCGGGCGCAGGGGGATGTTTGGAAGGCAGAGACGCTAGAACGTTGGATGTCGGAGGCAATCATGGATGGCCTCAAGGCATTGGACCTCATCGAAAACCCAGGAGAAGATGAATGATCAACTACCGTCGCAAGTTCTGTTTCAAACGTGACCCCGATCCAGTTGACGCTGGTGGCGGCGAAGCGGACACTGGCGATAGTAGTGCTGGGTCTGGTGCGATTGGCACCGGCAACGACGAGCGGCTGGCCCGCCTCGACGCTATCAACGATGCGAATGATGCAAGCAACGCGGAGGAACTGGCGGACGTAAATGATGACGGTACGACCACCCCGTTTCTTGTGGAGGGCGATGCGGCTCAAGTCGTTCCGGAAGAAGTACCTCCGGCGACGCTGAAGTCTGAATCTGAAGATTCAGACGACGAGCCAGTCCGCAAGTTCAAGGTCAAAGTCAACGGCA